TTGCAAAATTCTGAAGAATTAAATAAACATCTTTTAAAACATATAAAATCTTGGAAGAAAAGAGATGAAAAGGGTATTGTTCGTTCAAATTCTTTAGGTTGGCATAGTGCCGTTGATATGCACCATAGAAAAGAATATCATCCTTTAGTAAAAGAATTATTTAAAATGCAACAGGAAATATATGAAGCTGAAGGCTATCATCCTGATACTGAAGCAGTATGTGATAATATGTGGGCAAATGTAAACTACAAATATTCTCACAATAAAAATCACGTTCATCCTGGTGCTCAATGGTCAGGTGTTTACTATATTAAATGTCCACCTAATTGTGGCCATATCTGGTTTACAGACCCTTGTGGTCAAAGACATTTAGATATGCCTATTATGGAAGATAAAAAAAATAAACCTACTCACTATTGGAGAGAAGTACATTATCAACCTATAGAAGGCCGTTTAATAATGTTTCCTGGTTGGTTAACACACGAAGTAGCACAAAATATGTGTGATTTAAAAGGTGAAGACGGATGGCGTGTTTCCGTATCTTTTAACTTTAAACAAAGATGGAAACAAGGTAAATATAAACCGCAACCAAAAGGCCACGATAGTGGTGGTATAATAGACATAAATAGTCTAAAATAAACTTATAAATATTACAAGGATGAATATAGTATGGCTGAAACAACTAAATTAACTATTGATGGTAAAGAATACGAATTAGAAAAATTACCACCATATGTGCAAAATATTATTGTAGCAAGACAAGAAATTCAAAAGTCTAAAGTTAGACACGAAGTAGAATTAGAAAAGATTGCTGTTTTGACTGATTATTATAATAAAAAAATTAAAGAAGAATTAGACAAAACAGATGGCAGCGATAGCAAATCTAATAATTGACCAAGGCGCTACTTTTAGTACAGACGTAACTGTTAAAGATAATGATGGAAACGCATTTGATTTAACAGGTTACACTGCTGGTGCAGCAATGGCTAAAGGTTATCAAGCAACTCAAACAAGACAAATAATTACTACATCAGTTAATTCAGACCCTACAACGGGTATTATTACTCTTTCTTTAACTGCTGACCAAACTTTACAATTAGACGCACCTGCAAGATATGTTTATGATGTTGAAATTACAAGAACATCTGATAGTACAATTACTCGTGTGATTGAAGGTATAATCACAGTTACGCCTCACGTTTTACATACTCCTTCTTAATTTTTTCTTTATTATATAATACATTATTCTTATAAATATACTATAAGAGAGAGAAATCAATGGTTAAAGCAGTATTAGGAAGAAATAATGGTCTTTCGGCCAATATCAATAAAAATAATGCAGGTGCTCAACAAGTATCTGTTCAAACTCCTACTATTAATTCAGTTAACACACTTAAATCTTTAACAGACGTAAATGCAACTTCTCTTAATGACGGTGCTCTTATTCAATATGATGCTGCAACAGAAAAATTTATAACAAGAAACGAGTTAAACAGTACCACAGGACCAATAAAGTTTAACGGTGGTAACTTTTAGGAGAATTTAAATGGCAACAGTAATACAGATTAAACGTTCAGGTGTCGCAGGATCACCATCCGAACTAGCCCAAGGGGAATTGGCCTATTCATATTTAGCAGATAATGGATCAAATGGTGGTGATAGGTTATACATTGGAACAGGAACAGAAACAGCAGGTGTAGCAGCTGATATAGAAGTAATTGGTGGTGTATATTTTACAAGTAAGTTAGACCATACACCAGGTACACTTACAGCTTCATCAGCAGTAATAACAGATTCAAACAGCGCAATAGACGCTTTTAAAATAGGTAATTCAACAACAGTTGGTGGTACTTTAACTTTAAATGAAGGTTCTAATAACGGATCAAACTTTATAGCAATTAAAGCACCTAATGCCGTAACAACATCCACTACTTTCACGTTGCCAGATGGTGATGGATCAAATGGTCAAATTTTAACGACTGACGGTTCAGGTAATTTAAGTTTTGCTGATGCTGCTGCAAGTACATTTACACTCGCCGCAGATAGTGGTTCAAATGATGAATTTAGTACAGGTGGTACATTAACATTTACTGGTGGTACTGGAATTGATACGTCAGTTAGTGATGACGCTATAACAATTGCGATTGATAGTAATGTTTTAACTGCTTCATCTACTCATACTTTAACTAATAAAACATTTGACGCTAATGGAACAGGTAACACAATATCAAACATTGAAGTTGCTGACTTTGCTTCAGGTGTTATTGATACAGACATAAGTTCAGTATCAGCAAGTGACGATACTCTTGCTTCAGCAAAAGCAATTAAAGCTTACGTTGATTCACAAGTAACAGCACAAGATTTAGATTTTCAAGGTGATACAGGCGGTGCATTATCAATTGATTTAGATAGTGAAACACTAACTATTGCTGGTGGAACTGGATTAGAAACATCTGGTGCAACAAATACAATTACAGTTGCTATTTCAGATGGTGGAGTAGATACTACTCAATTAGCGGCAAACGCTGTAACAACTGCTAAAATTACAGACGCAAACGTAACTACGGCTAAAATAGCTGGTGATGCTATTACAGGCGCTAAGATTGCTGATGACGCTGTTGACTCAGAACATTTAGTAGATGGTTCTGTAGATAACGTTCACTTATCAGGCTCTATCGCAAATGCTAAATTAGCAAATTCATCAATTTCATTTACAGATGAATCATCAACTGCTGGTTCAGTAAGTCTTGGTGGTACATTAGAGTTTTTAACTGGAGAAGGTATCAACACAACAGCAAGTGGTGCTACTTTAACAATTACAGCTGAAGATGCTTCAACATCAAATAAAGGTGTTGCTTCTTTTGACACAAATGACTTTACAGTATCTTCAGGTGCTGTATCAATCAAATCTGGTTCAATTGAAAATGGCGACCTTGCAGGTTCAATTGCAAATGCTAAACTAACAAACTCAACTATAACAGTTGCTGGTGATAGTGGTTCAAATGCTGTAGATTTAGGTGATACATTAACAGTTCAAGGTACAACAAATGAGATTGAAACTTCAGTTTCTGGAGATACAATTACAGTTGGCTTACCAGATGATGTAACAGTTGGAAACAACTTAACAGTTACAGGAGATTTAACAGTTAATGGTACAACTACTACACTTGCAACAACTAACTCGGTAGTAACAGATACACTTATTGAATTAGGTAACGGAACAACAGGTACTCCTGGTAATGATTCTGGTATCGTAATTGAAAGAGGTGACGCTGATAACGCATTTATAGGATTTGACGAAAGTGCTGATAAGTTTATTGTTGGAACAACTACAGCGACAGGTGCTTCAACAGGTAACTTAACAATCACAACTGGTACAATCGTTGCAAATTTAGAGGCAACAACTGCTACATTAGGTGGAAGTAATGTTGTTTCAACAGACAATAGTTTAGAATTATCAAACAAAACTATTAATGGTTCTTCTAACACAATTTCAAATATTGCAAACTCATCATTAACTAATAGTGCGATTTCATTTACAGATGAATCATCAACTGCTGGTTCTGTATCACTTGGTGGTACATTAGAGTTTTTAACTGGAGAAGGTATTGACACAACTGCTTCTGGTAGCACAATTACTATTGCGGCTGAATTAGCAACTACTTCAAACAAAGGTGTTGCTTCATTTAGTTCAGATAACTTTACAGTTACATCTGGTGCAGTTAGTGTTACTGAAATTGATGGTGGAACTTATTCATAATATTAATTTAGGAGATTAATAGTGTCAACTGTCATAAAATTAAAAAGAGGTACGAGTTTACCAACTACAGACGATATTATTAGTGGTGAAGTAGCCATTGATACCTCAGCACAAAAATTTTATATCAACGACAGCGGCACAATTAAAGAGATTGGCCGTGACGTTGTTAGTGACCTCTCTCCTCAACTTGGCGGAAATTTAGATTTAAACTCTAGTGATATTACAGGTACAGGTAATATTAATATTACAGGAACTGCTACACTATCTGGTAATCTAACAGTAGATACAAACACACTCCATGTTGATTCTTCAAATAATAGAGTTGGTATTGGAACATCAAGTCCAGCATACCAAGTAGAAATAGAAAACACTGGTGCAAACGCACTAATGGTGTTAGATAGAACAGACGGTGCTTCTACTTTCAT